TCTCCTTGCCATTCTGGACAGCACTTTTGATTACAGCGAAAGCGGCGTTCGCAGCAGCGAGTTCTGCAAGCATTAATCCCTATAGCCGCCCCCTGCTTTTTTGTAGGCAGAGGCCAGCATTTGCGCTTTTCTCGCACTCCACTGACCCGGACGTCCGCCCTTGCCACCTGCCTTGATGCGGTTGAAAAGACGCTTTCTCATCGCAGGCTTGGTGTAGTTGCCAGCCTCGTTGACGCGGCTCTTGCTTTTGGGTTTGGATTTTTTACGAGGGGCCATCAAAACTCTCCCTTCTTCATGGCGTCCGAGAGTTTCGTCGCCCGTGATTTTACTTGCCGTGCCCAACGGGAATCGAGCATCTCGACGGATGCGGTGTCGAAGTCGCCTGCCTCGATAGCAGCCCACATCTTCTTAAATTTACAGAGGCGTGGCACGCCCATATTGAATGCCATGTCCATCACAATCAGTTGACGTACTGCGTCGAGGTCGTACACACAGGGCTTCGCTCGTGCGAGTTCGTTCTCTACGATTGCAATGTCATTGGTGGCTAGATAATACGCATCCGCTTCTGTGATGCCGTGTTCGTAGATGGCATCTATGGAGGGAATATCCATGTAATCAAGTTCTTCTTTACTAATCCCCCGGCCTTCTAAATTGCGCCCGATACCTATAGTGTCGATGCCGAGAGTGTCTTTGTACACGGTAAGGACTAAGCCTTCGTGCTGTCTTACCTTCTCTACAAATGTATTTAGGTCGTATTTCATTCCGCGTTTCATATTATTTGCATTCATCATCACTTTGCCTCATGCCCCATCCAAACCGCAAACGCACCCGCCAGTGTTCCCGTCACCACACTTACAAGTGCTGCCTGTTGACTTGTCGGGTCTGGTAGTCCCATGAACCACTCCACTACGCGCCACGCTGATATCGACATCCCCAGCATCATCAAACGGGGGAGTATCTTCCACTTCAGTATTCTTTCCATAGTAACTTCGGCCATGCCTACTTCTTCCCAAAGAATTTAGTAGCGCTACGAACGCCAAATGAGGCAGCAACGATAATCCCCAGAGAATATTGATACCATTGCGGCATAGCTTCGAGTTGTGTGAATCCATTAGCTACCACGCCCTCCATGCCCGGAATGAATGCAAGGATCAACGGCACCGAAAACAAAATAACCAGCCACTCGTCTTTCCACGATGACTGGCTTCCACGTGCCATTTCTAAGTCCCATTCGAGTTCCCCCGTAGCTTTCTTTTCCATGATGGTCGCTTCGGCTTTCGCTCGTGCGACTTTGGCTCCCGTCTCGGCCTTTGTTTTTTCGACCTTGCCCTCTAGCCATGTACCAGCTAAGTTGGCTATCGGGCCGATCAGCGCAGTTAACATTTCCACCTCTTCCGCGCCTGTCTAAGGCGGCTATTCGGATTCTTTGCAGCCTTTGGAAACTTCTTCATCTGCCCAGCAGAACGCGCACAGAACGACTTACGTCGCTTTGCGTCTTTACTTCCGGGCTTCACTTTGCCAGTGACTGCAGTCTTCAGTTTAGAACCGGGGTTTTTGCGACGATACGCAGCCACCCCGGCCTTAGTCATACCCGCTCCTGCTTTCGTAGGCCGAAAGTTCTTCTTGTTACGGGCTGGCATGTTGTCGGCTTTACGTGCCACTAGCGTTTCCTTGCGGTCTGTGCAGCACGCTTAAAGTTGCCTGATGTTGGTGCGCCTTTGCTTCCGGGCTTACGCATCTTCTCGCCACTACCGGCTTTGATGCGACGTTTCTTGGCTGCAATGTTGGCGTATAGTCCGGGACGTTTTGCCATCTGATTACGCCTTTACGAGCTTGTAGCCCTTTGCTTTGGCAGCAGCACGAATCGCTGCGAGGGTCATTGCGCCACCGCGCTTAGTCCCTTTTGCCTTACCACCGTTTTTCATCGCCATTCTAGCGCCACCACGCTTACCGCCTTTAGCCATGCCTTTGGCTTTCATAGCTTTGCCGCCGTTACGCATCATTCTGCGACCGCCGCGCATACCGCCCTTAGCCATGCCTTTAGCTTTGGTCTTGCCGCCGCGCTTCATGCCTTTACTCTTCTTCATCATCTTCTTCATAATCGCTCTCCGCGTAGAGGTTATCGAATACCCGCGCCGTATCACTGACGTAGTTCGGGTCTTGCTTTGAATGATGGACCCACTGACTAGGAGCGAAGTCCGGTGGGCCGTCGCCCGTTACGAACCATGCAGGGTTGGTCACCCTGACTCGGTTGTTGGGAAGGGCAACCATGTTGCCTGTCCACTTACCAGCATCTAACAGTTCGAGTACGTGACTCTGTTTATGTTGTGCCGGATCGTCTGCTACCTCTGTGTCCGTGTAGTCCACGGTGAAGTAATACTTAGCTGGGTAGAACTCACCGTCGATCTTTGCAAGCCACGGGCAGGGTGTGCCTCTGTTGAGTACGAAGACCGAGTGATGATGTGACTGACAGTCCCACGGCTGGGCTAGATACGTCGGCATCGGCTCGGGCCACTCATCGAAGGGAGTGTCGCCTACGAGGGCTGTGAGCGGCATACGCGCCCACATAGCGCCCCCGTGGACATTTTCTTCTTCGTCGCATCCCGTAAATAAAACTTGGAAGGATAGGGTACGCATCGGCAGAGTCGTAACTCCTATCGCCATTGCATGTAAGAATTCACCCTGATATCTGTCGTGATTGGTGGTGTATTCTCTTCGCACCCAAGTTTTAAAATACGGAATGTTACTGGTTATGTAATTCATAAGCGGAACTCCTGTTACTTTCCCGGCAGGGGTTCCTGCTTATATCATATATAAGTGTGAGGGTCAAGGGGGCAAGACGCCCCCCTGACATAAGTCATTAGGTGCCAGTCGAAACGGTGGCAGACTCTACTGGGTTATTCGACACGTCGCACAGGACGGCGTGTACACGAAAACGCAGTGCAGTCGTGCCGGACGATCCGGAGTCAAGCACAGTGACCTGAACAGAGTCAGCAGAAGTGACCATGTTGGTCGCCGCAGCCTTCAGGTTGAACTGAAGAAGTGCAGCGGCGTTACTTGCGCCACCGTCAACAAACGCGTCAACGTCAGCGCTAGTGCCTACGTCGAGCGTCACGGAGGAGTTGCCCGAAGCCTCAAGGACTTCCAGACAGCCGCCGATCACCATCGTATCTGCAGGCAGATCGATGAGCTTGACAATGTCAGCGCCAGCGAGGGACGTGTTATCAACCGCATCATACACCGGAGAGGTGATGACGTACGGGCGAGGAACGGCTCCGGGATGCCCAGAGGTGCCGCCGCCAGTAATGGTACGATCATAAGTAGCCATTATTCAGTCCTCCCTACTAGTCAAGGCTAACAACGCCACGGACGATGGCTTCCGGACGGAGAACTTTCCGACCAAAGACATGCAGACCGCGAACGATGTCGCTGAAGGTTTCAGTCGAACGGACAACTTCTGTCTTCGCGATGTGCGAAGCGGTAGCCGTGGAGGACATATGACCGCCGAGAATCACGTTCTCGGAGCCGTCCGTAGCGAGGCCAGTCAGCGTTACCTGATCCGTGCCGCCGCTCGATACGAGGGCAGTGGACTTGTAACAGGTGAAGCCAGCGATGTTGCCCAGCGACACAAGACCGTTACGCAGCGGAGAAGTCGCATCGCCAGTTACCTGAACTTCTGCGAACTTCGCACCGGCTGAGAAGAGGTGCTTGTAGAATGCTGGAGGAGCAACGAACCAACGATTCTCTTCCGGAACCGATTCGTTGTCGAGTGCTTCTGCCATCTTCAGCATGGTGTTGACAGCAGTATCGCCGGGGCTAGATGCGCCGCCGATATCGAGGGCGGTTCCCAGCGTACCAATACCCGAGATTTGGGTGGTGGTAGCAGTAGACTCGCCGTTGAGACCTGCATCAGTTGCCATCAGATCGAGGACGTTCGCATCGTATTTACGCTTCAGGGAGAAGGCACCCGATGAGGTTGCCAGCGCCTCGAAGTTAACGTGCGACTGCCGCTCTTCGATGTCGTCGATCTTGAACGCGAAAGCGTTCGCATTGTCGACAACCATCGTAATCTGATCGTCAGCTAGGTCTTGAGGATTCACCACCTCACCACGCGCGTAGCTCGACACAGTGATGGTCGGCTCCTTGATGATGCGGACGGTGTCGCCAAAGTTCTCAATCTCTCCCGCGTAATCCGTATTCGTAATGTCTTCTACAACCGAAGCACGACGGAAGAACTTAAGTACCTTTTGGCTAAAGATTTCCGGCGTAAAGTTGCCGGAAGGCAGGTTACCATAACCTGCGGAAGTACCAAAAGCCATTGGTCTACCCTTCCTTTGAGGTTTAAGAGTTGAAGTCTATTCGGCCTTCGATGCGTGCCGCGTCGAGTTCTTGTTCCATTTTTTCGAACTCCCACGGTTTCATCTTACCGATTTCAGACGCCTTCCAAATCCTGTCTCCGCCCTTTTCGGTCTTTACTTCACGGGCCGGTGACCGCGTGACTGCCTCTGCAGCGGAAGAATTAGATTTGGTGCGCTTACGTGTTTGGCCTGTGTCGGCCTTGTACAGGTCCACTATGCGTGCCGCCCAACGAGCATCCGTATTGTTTTTATAGATGCCGTCAGAGATTGATTCGGGCTGTTCTTGTAACCACTCTAAGAACTTATCTTCGGATTTGAGCGTATCGAAATCGGGCTGTAAACGTAATAGCTCTTCATAAGCCTTCTGTTTTTCCAGTTCTTTTTCCCGTTCCTTGATAGTGCCCAACTCTTCACGAAGTTCTGAAAGTTGCGACTCTGCCTGAATCGATGATACGGTTTGAACCACATCGAACACTTCGGGGTATTGTTCTTTGAATGCTTGCAGTTCCTCGATTGTCTTCGGTGCTTGTACACCAGTAGGCATGTCCACTTCGCGTGAATCTATCGCCTCTCGTAGGGATGTGATTTCCTGCTTGAATTCGTTGACCTTACTGTCGTAGTGTTTCTTGAGGTCATCGTATCGCTTTTTGTAGTCGTGTTCTTCTTGTTTAGATTCGACGAAACTATCGCTCTGCGGAGTGGCCGTTTCTTCGGGGTCCGCTTCAGCTTGGGCTTCTACCTCTTCTTCGTCGTCTTTAAGAACATCTTCACGGTACTTACCGCGATACAGGGACTCGTTGTTGACTACACCGAACGAGTCATTCGGCTTGTTGGCACGGTGGCCGCGTACTTTCTTTGCCATTTTACTTACCTCACTAGCGGGGCCACTTTGGCGTGTGGGTGGCCGCTCCGGTTGTGCTGGGGCCGCGTTGCGGGTAGCCAGCGAATTATTTTAAAAAGCTATCTATAAATCTTTTTAAACGTCCCTTTCGTACTGCACGTTCAGGGTATCCTCGTTCTTTTAAAACGAGACCCGCTATTTCTTCGTACATATCGTGCTTTTTTGCGTACTTAGGAATCTGTTTTGCGCTAGTCTTATCGATATCTAAAGATTCCGGAGAAAACTTTTTGTCTACAGACTTGTTCTTTTTCGATGCTTCTCGACGAGCTTTTTCGTCGTAAAAGTCCATCACCCGCTCTTCAGTCGATACCGTCTCCTGCGGTACGCCGTACTCATTGGCTAGATGATTTAAAGCCGCGTGTCTGAGTTCATGCGCTAAAGTAATAAAAACAGATGCACGATCAGCATCGAAGAGCGGCATAGGCTCTGAGAAGTAAACCGCTGTAGGCGCTTTCTCTTCTCCTTCTTGATCCATAATAAAGCCTGCGGCAGATGCTCTATCTTTAACTATGAATGACGCATCTGCTGGATTTGCTACTTTTTTTACTCCTGAAGGATATTCCGGATACTGATCTTCTCCCTGCTTAGGAAAATATTGACCACTAGCTGTTGCACCTTCTATGCCCCTGCGTAGAGGCATACCGATCAACTTTAAATCCCCTGACTCATAGAGACTAAAGCCTAGACGAGCAAGATTGTCATCTTTGATAAACTCTTCGAGATCAGCCCGGAGTTCTACGTCAGCAAGAGCTTCTTTCTTCGGCTTTCGCTTGGGAAGAGTCTTCGGTGCTTCACCGCCGTTTGCCAGCTTTTTTCCGTCGAGGAATCCACCTCCCGCTTTTTTCTGACGACTCGTGACTTCTTTTTTGCCACGGTTGTTAATTTTGCGGAGGCGGTCGTAGCCGATGATTTTGGCTAACTCGGGAGGCACGACGACTTCGCCCTTCGAAAGCGCAACGTCTACTGTCCCTTCATATAGTTTACGATCTACACGACCGATGTCAAGTCCTTTTTCTACAGCTACTTCGTAGGCTTTCATCAGCATCTTTCGTATGTCTTCGCTACCGGCGATTTCTACGGCTGCTGCGTTGATGATAAATGTGTCGGGTGCGACCTTGCCGTTTTGATCGTCGGCTACGGTTTCACGCTCTGTGAAGTTCTCGGGTGGCCCCTCGACAAAGCCGGGTTCGAAGGTAGCTTCGCCACCCGCTTGCATACCGACGCGACCACCTCGTGCAAAATCATCGTCAAAGTCAAATTGTTCAGTAACATCGGTAGCAATATCTTCGGGGTTAATGCCGCCGGACACCATTGGTTCGGCCTCTGTCATTATGCCGCCGCTGCCGCTG